TGTGGTCGCCCTCGTCGGTGTAGATGGCCACCTCGCCGGACGCCATTGCCTGAATGCGGTACCGGCGATCAGCCGCTACTAGCACCACCGCATGAGATCGATCACCCCCGATGAACGCAGCCAGCACCTCCGCGCCGGGCAGTGGGTTGCTGGTGAAACCGTAAGGTTCGAAGTGTTCGGCGCCATCCTTGAGCTCACCAGCGGTGAGGCGAACTTGTAGGCCTTGGAGCTTTTTGGCGGCATTGACCAGCACCACCGTGCCGCGGGCGAGCATATTTTTCATGTTCATTTTTTTGGCTCGTAGTCAGCGGGGATCAGGTATTCGAAGTTGTCGCCCTTGCCGCCCTTCTTCACCTTCCTTTTGCCATGCGGATCCTTCGGCTCAGGTTCAAAACTCTCAGGTGGACCCACCTCCAGCTTGGTGAGCATCCCCTGCTCGCTCAGCGTGTAGGTGATGCGCGAGATCAACATGTCCCGGTCCATGCCGATGATGGGGTCGATTACCCTGACGATCATGTTGTGTCGCCAAAGCTGACCATTGGATTGACGCCAGCCCTGAACCACATAACTGACAGTCAGCGCTTTCCCCATTCGGCTGCTGCGTTCCCAGCTGGCCCGCGACTGCGCCAGCTCCTTGGTCACCTGGCCAGACTCCTGAATGATCATCACCCGTTTGCGTGTGGTGCGATCGTCAGCCGCGCTGGCTGAAACCTCGGCGGCATCGGGACCGAACTCGTCGTCGGTACCGCTTTTCTGGCCCAGCACCTGGTACTCAGAAAACACCCCGGAGAAGTCGAGCGGCGCATCACCGGTCTTGACGTTCTTGCCCACCTCAATCGCATCGAAGGTGCGGCCACCACTGCCTGGACTGGCCAGCACGGCGGCACCGCGAGCGTCGTCCGTGGAGAACACCCGGAACAATGTCAGCAACCGGTCAATGGAGGCGAACGCCGTCTCGCCCGGCTCGATGGTGTGGTCAGAAAGCTTTCCGCCTTCGGGGATCTCACTGTTCACCGTGATGCCATAGGGCGCAGCCAACGCTTTGACGATGGCCATCACCGACTGGTTGTTCCACTGCCCGGGTTTGTTGACTGCCGCGCAGTCCACCAGGTCCGCCGTCAACGATCGCCCGCTGATCGTCTTGGTGATTTGTTTATCGTCGTAACTGACCGGTGTCGCAAACACCCACGCCGTCAGCACTAGGTCATTGCCGATCCGCACCTGGCACTTGTCGCCCTGCCGGATCGGTACGTTTTGAACTTGCCCTGGCCACTTCCACGTCAACGACACATTGAAAGAGCGGGCCTGATCTTCAAGCCCCGCAGTGATTTCCACCGATTTCCAGCCGAAGTAATCCATACCGCCAACCGTGAGGCTGACCGCATTTTGGTCATCAGACATTGGTTACCTCTGGGCGATTTTGATGGGCACCGCCGGCACAAAGCCCGGGTGCTGAATGCGGTTGCGCTGCACTACCTCCGGCGAGCGCGTTGCATCGCCGAAGCGCCTGTAAGCCAGCACCAACGCCGATAGGGTTTCAGGCGGCGTGATGTCGACCAACTTGACCCCAGACTGCGCGACGGCCGTCAGGTGCTTCACCACCGTCTGCCGAAAATTGTTCAGCACCAGATAATGCTCAGGGTCAGCCTTCAACGACGCTTCGTGAATGGCCTCATTGAGGTTGTCACGGAGCTCGATCACGTCGTCAGCCACAGGCACGTCGGGCCGAACAATGGGCTGGAGCGCCTGTTGCTCAACGGAAGGCATGGCCTCAATTGACTCTGGCTGCGGGGCTACCGGCATCTCGCTAACGATCAGGCCGATCTGCACCAGGGTTGAATCCTGCACCAGGTTTGCCGTGGCCTGTGATGCAGTGATTGCATCAGTGCCACCAATAGAGCTGACGGTGTTGATGCTGCTGACCGCCTCCGTTTGCTGGCTGGCTTCGGCGACCGCCCCTCGGTAACCGCCGCCATCGTTGCCCGAGCTACTACCGAAGCTACTGCCCGAGCTGGACCGACCGCTTGAACTTGATCTGAAAAAATCGAAGCCTGAAAAGCTACTGAAGTAGCTGGAGAAGAGCGAGGACAAAGAGCCAGGGGAGTTGATGAGCGATTGCGCGAACCCAGTGACATCCGTGAAGACACTCACGAACGGCGCGAACTGCTGCTGAATGACAGAGAAGACGTTCGTCAGGCTGTTGCGCATTTGCAGCAACCCGAGCCGGGCTTGATTCACTGTACCCATGGCAGTCTTGTAACGATTGAGCGAAGACGTCAGCAGGCTTTCGGACGAATTCACCACCTGCGCCTGGGTGTTGACCTTAGCAGCGGGCGTCTTCAGCGGCACGTCCGGATAGAACGTCAGATCAAAACTGACCATGCCACCGCCCACGAATTCGTGGGACATCTCGCACTCGCCCGCCTTGACCTGCATTTTTCCGAGCCACGGGTGGACCAGCTCCCCGCCACCTGGCGTGTTCAGCGCCTCAATCAACTTGTCTCGACGTTCGAAACAGTCATCACCGATGATCCACGCCGTCATCTTGTGCACCTGGGACTGCTTGCCAAGCTGCTCAAAGAACGGTGTGTCCCGCTGCGGAAATTCGTGCAGCTGTCCCTTCATGCCCACCGGCACCGAAGTCTGAGGGATCAAGAAGCTGATCCCCCGGAACGAAGCCGGCAACAACTTATCACGCCATGTAGCTGTCATTGGTTGGGCCTCATAACGCCAATGGTTCGGGTACCGACACTGGGCTTGATGCTCAGGCCCGGCTGATTGGTTTTCGCTTGATCGACGGTGGTGCCTGGCGGAGCACCGGGGATATTGATGGTGATCTCGCCATTGAGCTTCGGCGCCTGATTGCCAGATGCCTGTTGAAGCAGGCCGCTGGACTGGTTGGCCAGATTCGGTCGACTCAACAATTTGTCAGTGCTCGGGATACCCGCCGCGTTTTTCATCATCCGCTGATAACGCTGCGCCCCCTCGACAGCGCCGGCCTCAACAAACGCGCCATCGCCGCCACCTGGCCCCGCGTTGCGCACGCGTTGTTCTTCGGCAAACTCGTTGGCTTTGTTGGTCGCAGTCTTGATGATCCCTTCTCCACCCTCACCGCCACCGAAGTACTTCATAATCGGCTCGATGATTGGCTTCAGCTTTTCCCAAAGTCCCCTGAACCATGCGGCGATCGGTTCCCAGTTATTGATGATCATCCCCAGTGGTGACCAATCGAACATGCGCCCCATAAAGTCCATGACCGGAGTAGAGACAGCGACCAACACCCCCCACAACGCAGAGAAAAGTTCAGTCAACGGCCCCCAGTTTTCCATGATCATTGGAATCGGCGTGTAAGCAAACGCCTGCTTGAACCAACCCCACAGGACCATCGCCGGGCCCCGGATCTTTTCCCAGATCGCTTGGAAGTAAGGCGCTACCGTTGACCAGTTCGCGATGAGCAGACCAGCGGCAAGCGCAATGCCACGAACAATGATCCCGATTGGTGACATGGCCGTAACTGCGCTCATGATTTTGGTCACCACAATGGCGCCCATCACTGCGACCCGCAGTACACCAAAGGCAAACGCTGCACCGAGCACGCCCCGGATCACCCCGGGATGCGCCCTGGCCAGTTCAGACATTTGCGTGATGGCTGGCCCTATTTGATCCATAAAGGCATTGAACGGAGGCAGAAGTGCGCCGCCGACTTCAACCCCTAAACGGGTAACCTTGTTGGTCAGCAACTGCATGGCGTTGGCTGTGGTGGCGGATCGCGCCGTGTACTCACTTTCCATCGAACCGGCAAATTTCCCTTCCGTGCCGACGGCTTTAAAGCTGGACTTCAAAAGATCCAGGTTGGTCAGCAACGGCGCGATGGCAGACACCGACTCGGTACCGAACAGCTGGGTGAGCAACCCGGCCTGCTTTGCCGGATCGACCTTGGCGATGCGCTCCAGCACATCTTCGATCGTGCCCTGCGCATCCTTTTGCATGCTCTTCGAAACTTGCTTCACGTCCAACCGCAGCGACTTGAAAGCTTCCGATTGTTGCTTCGTGGCCGCACTGCCTTTTGTCAACGACAGCATGAAGTTCTTCATGCCGGTCGCTGCCACTTCACTTGGAACGCCCACGCCCGCGAGCGTAGCGCCCATCGCGGCAACCTGCCCCGCCGACAGGCCGGCGATGCCACCCAACGAGCCGATACGGGTCACGATGTCGGAAATTTGCGCAGCCGACGAAGGCCCGATGTTGCTCAAGTAGTTGATCTTGTCAGCCAGGGTAACGACTTCCGGCTGTGTCATTTTGAATGAGGTGCGCCACTTGGCCATCATGTCGCCGGACTGGTCGGCTGTCTGATCGAAGGCGATGCCCATCTTCACCGCGTCTTCGGCGAACTGCTTCAGCTCACCACGGGCGAAACCGGCTTGGCCGCCGGCGGCAACAATGGCGGCGATGCCGCTAGCCGCCATCGGCATTTTCTCCGACATATCAAGCACGTCCTGCCCCATCTGCTTGAACTGTTCGGGCGTGTCGAAGGTGACAACCTTCTTCACGTCGGCCATGGACGTTTCAAATTCCATGGCTGCTCGAGCACCGGCAATAAACGGCGCCGCAAAGGCGCCGCCCTGCAACATATCCTTGAACCCGATATTACCCAGACCACTGCTATTCATTTGCTTGCGGAAGCCCGCAACGTTCTTACGTATCCCCGTCAGTGTCGGCGACAGCTTGTCGACGCCGGTGATCAACGCCTTGAGCTGGAACTTGTCCGCCATCACTACACCTGCTGAAGTTCGTTAATGCGTTGGGCGTGCTCAAGACATTCCGTGAGCGCGTCCAGTGGCCTGGCCATCATCTGTTCGGGGTCAACCTTCCAGAACCAGGCCAGGTCGTAGGCGACTGAAATCAGGTCGTTGATGGAGCCGACGCCGCACTCATGAAAAAACCGGCGACCGCCCAGCTCAGCGCGTTGAGGTCAGCCAAGTCCAGCTGATTGACCGACGACGGCGGGATACCTGCACAGACCGCGATATATTTGGCGGCCACATCCATGTCGAGCCCGACCTCTTCGTTCTTGTCGATCCGATACGGCAGCGCCTTGATGGCGCGCACTTCCTGTACGGTCGGCCGACGCAACGTCAGCTCAGTCAGTGGCTCGCCGTGGGCCTCGATGGCCACCTGAAGTTTTACTGCGCCCGTCATTGCCACACCCCTTTGATGCCGTCGAATTGCAGTT